ATCGAGTCGACGGCCAACGCGAGCGACAAGGGCGTGCGCCCCTCGCAGCCAAGTGACTTCGTCCAGGGCAAGGACGGTAGCTGGAGCGTCAAAAAGGGCCTTCAAATCGTCGGCCATGACGGGACCGGAAAGCCGCTTGTCTACGACCCGCAGCTTCGCGCCACGCCCAAGGCAGCAGGCAGCGGGCCTGCGCCGCGCAAGTTCAACAGCCTCGGGGGAGCGCAGTAGTGGCGTTCACCAAAGCCCAGCTAGCGAAGTACTCGGCGGCCATCTCCAAGTTGGGGTGGGACAAGAAGTACGGCTGGAGTGCCGACGCGCTCAACCCGGGCGGGCAGCGGCAGCTTGCTCTAGACGGCATCATCGACGGCGAGATTCCTAAGGAAGTCGTGGCAATCGCACCGAACGGCGACGTGCTGGGCTTCGCGGTGACCTACGACGAGAAGGGCCGGGTGAAGCCTGCGCCCGACATGATTCTCCGCGACGCCAAGGGCAACGTGCTGGGTGTGGCGCCCGACGCGAGCACGGGCAAAGCGTGGAACGCGTCGCTCAACCAGATCAGCCAAATCGCCAACCCCACACTAGGCGAAATCTTCGGCCCGTCGCGCGACCTCGAAGCGCAGGGCGAGGGCTCGGTGCTCACGTCGGTCTCTGGCTGGACCAAGGCGCACGAGAAGAACGTCGCCGAGCAGAACCGCGCGCGCCAGATGGGCGTCCCGGACGACATCATCCTGAAGGCCGCGGGCAAGGAACCAACCAAGGTCGTCTCGCCGGCTGAACTACCCGGCTACGCTGCGCCCGGCTGGAGCGTCTCCAGTGACAACCCGTACCAGGGCGGCGACCCATCGCAAGCTACGCGGCCGTCCAAGGCGGCCATCGAAGCGGACGCGGAGAAGGCGTACGCCAAGCAGCACGCGGGCGACCCGGAGCAGTTCGCGCCCGACCAGATCGCGTCTGGTGAGCCTCCCGCATCTTCGGCGGCGCCGCCGCTGCCTCGACAGACCCCGTTTCCATGGGGCCCGAATGCGATCGACCCCGACCGTATCATTCCAGGCGGGTCGTCGAGGTCCTTTCCGTGGGATGAGCCGCCCGGTGAGTACTTCCCTGAGCAGCCCGACAATTGGGTGAATCGCTAATGGCCGACATCGCCACTAGGCAGCTCACACCCGAGGACGTCGCCCGCGAGCAGTCCGATGCTGCGCATTCCGCTTACGCGGACCACGTATCGGCAGCGCTTCAGCAGCCGGACGATGCGGTCATCGAAGTCCAGGACCCGCAGGGCAACCGCGAGGCTATCGAGCGGCGCAGCCTGAGCGACCCGAAGTACCACGCGTACCGCGTCGCGACGCCGAAGACGCCCGAGGAACTCAACTGGGAGCAGGCGCAGACGGACGCCAAGGACAACCAGGGGCAGGCGGCCATCGAGGAAGCCGGTCGCTGGCTCGGCGGCGACCTCATCGCGCGCGCCATCGGTGGCCAGGACGCAGCGCGCGACGTCGAAGCGCGGCGCCAGGAGTTCGAGTCGAATCACCCGTACCTGGGCACTGGCCTCCAGTTGGCAGGCGGCGTGCTCGGCGGTCTCGCGGCAGGCATCGGTGGCGCAGCCGAGGGTGCAGAGGCGCTGGACGCCGCGGGGGTCGCCGTGGCCAAGAGGTACGGCTTGGGTAGCGCTGTGGAGTCGTTCGGCAAGGGTGCCATCGGCATGGCGCCATTCAGCGTGCTCGGCAGCGCTAACGAGGCCGCGCGCGACCCGAATCGAGATTTCGGCGTCGAGTCAGTGCTGGCTCACATGGGGCCAGGCAACCTCGTCGACCTCGCCTTCGGTGGCGCTCTCGGCCTGGGCGGCGACCTGCTGAGTCCCATCGTCAAGGGCATCCTCGAGCGTGGCAAGGCTTCCGCTGCCGAGGAGGAACTTCTCGGCAGCTACCGCGAGGCCACCGCGGGGCCGCAGAAGGAACTTGAGACGCTGGGTGCCCAGACGGAAACGCCCGCTCCCGAAGCCGCTGCGCCGAGCGCGCCAGCCGAGACGGCTCCGGTGAGCCCCGGGAACGTCGAAGACTTCCAGAAGAAGTACAACAAGATGACCGTGGCGTCGCGCCAGAACGTGCGCCAATTCGAGGGCCTCGTGTCCGGCAAGGCCGCAAGGGTACCGGGGTACGTGATGACCCCCGAGATGGAGCAGGCGGCCATCGAGGCTGGCAAGGTCACGCCTGAACTGGCGCAGGCCACACGCGACCTTGAAGCGGCACGCGCCAAGACGCAATCGATGCTGCCGATGGAAGGCAACACGTCGGGCGCGCGGTCGTACGAGGAGACCGACCCCATGTTCGGCGGCTCGGGTGAGCGTGGCGGCTCGTACGCCAAGGGCCAGGGCAAGATTTCGATGCACTTCACCGGGACCCCCGAGGAAGTGGCGGCGGCGGCTCGTGCGCCCGGGTTCCGCGAGGCGCTCGCCGAGCATCAGGCGGCGCTTGACCGAGCGCAGTCGCTGCTTCCAAACAACAAGGCGTACCCCCCGGTCATCGAGCCGAATCACCCGATTTTCGACGCCACCCCCGTGGCGCCAGCCAATGGCCTTGCTGGCAAGTCGCGCGCACAGTTGGGCGCACTGTTCGGCATCGACCTCACCGAGGTTCCACCTTCACATGCGGAAATCGTGGCGCAGCGTACGAAATCCGCCACCAAAGCACTCGCCGGCCATCAGCAGGCGTTCGTGGACGCGGCGGAGAAGCTGAACAAGCCAGCCAGCGCGCGCGAACTGCTGGAGTTCGCGCGCGCGCAGCACCCCGAGCTCACCAGCCTCGCCGACTTGAAGCCGTCCGAGATGACCAACCTCAAGGCCAGCTTCCATGAGGCACGCCTGTCCGCGGCAACCGGAGAGGCTGCACCGGCAGAGTCGGGACTCGCCCATAGCGCCGCAGGCGTCGCCAAGGTGGGCGTGGGGCGCATGGTCGGCAGCGGCGTGCGGCAGGGGTCGAAGATGCTGTTTGGATCGACCGTGGGCCATCTGGTGAGCCATGCGGTAGGCGTCCCGTTCCTCGGCCCCATCCTGGGCGCTGGAGTCGGTGGAGCGTTCGCCACGATGACCACACGGCCGCTCACCCGCGCCATCAAGCGCATGATTTTCGGTGGCGCAGGGCGATACGCCGCGGGCGTAGACAAGGTCATCAGCGCGGCGGCCAAGGCCGAGGGCACCGTCTCGCCAGCGGCCGTCATCCTGCGCGCGCACAGCTTCGGCGACATGGGGGTTCCCAAGGACGCCACGCTGGGCGACCTGTACAAGGTGCGCTCGCTCGAGCTGGCGCAGGCGGTGGCGCGACCCGAGCAGACCAAGGAGCGCTTGGCGAAGGCGTTCGAGCCGGTCGCCATCGTCGACAAGAAGACGGCCACCGAGCTCGTGGCGCGCGCGTTCGCGCGGCTCACATACCTCGCCAAGACCATGCCGCAGATGACCGTGGCCGGGCCGCTCCTGGGCAAGCGAGCGGACATGCTGCCGACTGCGGGCGACATCGGCGAGTGGGCGAAACGCGTCAAGATTGCCGGCGATCCGAACAGCTTCTTCACCGCGCTTGCAGCCGGCCAGGTCTCACCCGTGATGGTCGAGACCATGGAAGCTTGCTACCCGGAGACGCTGGACCGCATCCGCACGGACATCGCGAACCGGGCCAGCCAGCTTGACCATCCGCTCCCCTGGAGCACGCAACTGAGCATGAGCATGGTCATGGCCGCGCCAGTGAACTCGCTGTTCGCTCCGTACTGCGTCAAGTTCCTCCAGGCGATAGACCAGGTGAAGCCTCAACCGCAAGGTGCGGGCGGCGAGGGCGGGGCTGTGAAGCCACCACAACAGACCAAGGCTGATTCGTTCGGTGCGCCGCTGGCGTCACCGAAGCTCGGCGACTAGGGAGACCACATGACGATCCGTTTTTTCGCTGCTGCGACTGCCACGAACGGCCCACCCGCCGATACCAAGGCGGGCATCACCATCACTTCAGTGGCTGGCTCGGCTCTCGTCGACCAGGAATCGTTCACGATCATGCGCGAGGACGGAATCGTCTTCACGTTCAAGTTCGTGACCACGACCTTCACCGCCACCGATATCCTGCGCCCGGTCGTCTTCGCAGGCGGCGATTCGAGCACGACCACGGCGGCCGCCATCGCCACGGCCATCAACGCCTCGGTGTGCGGGTGCACGGCGACCAGTTCGAGCGCCACTGTTACCGTGAAGCGCGCCACGCCAGGTCCGCAGGGCAACGGCGGCAAGAACACCGAAGCGGTAGCGAATGGCACGTTCGCCATCAGTGCGGCGTTCACCAGCGGCGCTCTCGCTGGCTTCGCGCTCGTGGGCGCCCAGGCCGGCCTCGGCTCGGGCTACGGCTGGCGCGGCGAGGACCGCGGCGCCTTCCAGATGCACTCGACGGCCGGCAGCGGCACGATGACCTGCACGCTGCGCGCCTGGGGGCGCAGCAAGGCCGACGGGACCACCTGGGAGCCGATGGGCGCCACCAACTCCGACGTGACGCTGCGAGGCGTGCTGCATGGTGGCGTGGCCATCGGAGAGGACGGCGCCGACAACCTCCAGCACAACGAGAACGTCTCGGGTCTCGCGGCGTTCGACCGCGTGTACCTGGAGATTGTGGCCATCGGCGGTACTGCCACAGCAATCACGGCGTATCTCGAGGAGAGAGCATGACGATCGACGACCTCGACTCGAACCTGGACAACCTCCCGCAGCCGGCCGCGACGGGCGGCGGGACGGCCGCGTCCATCGGCGGTACGCTCACGAGCGGCACGTCCGGTTCAGTACTGTTCAGCGGCTCGGCCGTCTTCGCCCAGGACAACACGAACTTCTTTTGGGACAACACGGCCAAGCAACTTGAACTCGGCATCAACGCCGTAGGCTCGCCCTCGTACAGCTTCAAGGCAGACCCCAATACCGGCATGTATTCGTCGGGCGCGGATACGCTCAACTGGGCGACTGGTGGCGTACTGGGGCTCACGCTGGACAGCACGGGGCTGCTCACCGTGCGCGCGGGCGTGGTCGCGACGTCGGTCACCAACAGCAGCCTTACCGCCACGCGCATCCCGGTCACCGGCACCGCGGGGCTACAGCAGGACTTCTCGACGCTCACGTTCACGTCGGGCAGCGGCACCCTGTCGGCGACGGCGCTCCAGGCGACCGGGCTCACCTCTACGCGGATCCCGTTCGCGGGCGCGAGCGGTCTGCTCGGTGACTCGTCGTTGCTCACCGTGGCGTCGGGCGTGGTCACTGCGGCCGGCCTTACGATGTCGGCCGCGGTCAATCCGCTGAGCTCTACCATCACCGACGCGGGCGCGGCGACGCAGCTCGAAGTGGGGCGCTTCATCCACCACTCGACCATCAACACGACGGGTGGCGCATCGGCGTACATCAGCCTGTGGGCGACGAACGGTTCGGGTACCGACCGTGAGATGGCGCGTATCCATGGACTGTGCCGCACCATCACGGACGCGGCCGAGAACGGGACGCTGCTTCTCCAGACGATGCAGTCCGGCACCGTCGCCAACGGCGGTCACCTCCAGGGCACCAACCTCTACGGTGCGGCCTCCATCGGCGTCGGGACCGTGTCGGCGACGGGCGTCACGACGAATCTCGCACTAATCCAGGTCGTCTCGACCATGCTCAACGTGACGTCGTCGTCGGCGTCCAACGGCGGTCTGAACGTCACCGGGACCGTGAACACGAGCGGACGTCGAAGCTTCTTCGTCACGACCCCGAGCGCGAACACGGGCATCACGACCGCCGTCGAACGCGTCACGCACGCATTCGGCTCCACGCACACGAACGGCGTGGCCGACCTCACCAGCATCGTCCAGACATGGGCGAACGGGACCGTGGCTCTCCAGCGCGAGAACGTCTGGACTGCGCCGACGTACCTCCAGGCCAGCGGCACTCAGGTGATGACCGTCGCGTGCCACCACGACTTCGGCTCCATCCCGCAAATCACCGGCACGACCAACAGTATCACCGGAGCGCGCATCGCCCGCTTCGGCGGCTCGGTCGCGCAGGGTGTCACCGCGGCTGCGACCACGTACGTGGGTATCGAACTCGTGCCCCACACCATCACGTACACCGGGTCCACGCAGGTGACGTCCACCGTCGGCGCGTCGATGATGCGCCTCGATGTGCTCACGCTCACCGATGCGTCGGCGGTCACCATCGACCAGGCAGCGACGTTGGACATCGTCGGCGCGGTCGCGGCGGCCGGCTCGGTGACCCTCACGAATCCCCTCGCGATCATCGTCCGTGCTGGAACCACAAAGCTGAACGCGCTGCTCGATCTGAGCGGCATCTCGGCCGGCTCGCCGAATATCAAGATCACCAAGACGAGCGACGCGCCGTCGACGACTTGGACGGCGGGCGCGAGCTCCAACGCGCCGAGCGGCTTCATCGAGGTCACCGAGGGCGGGACCTCGAAGTACATCCCGTTTTTCACCTAGGAGACACCATGCCCAGGACCGTCACCATTGTCGTGCCCGATCCGACCCCAACCAGCCCGGGTCTTACCCTGCATGTGCGCCGCTCGAACGGACGGACCGTGCTTGAGCTTGAGGGCACCGGAGACCCGGACGGGCCGTTCCAAATCCTCGCTACGCAGCTCGCCGCCGCGGAACAGACTGCCCTTCAGACCGTGCTTGCGGCGGTACTTCTCCAGTTCCATACCGCCCGAGGCTACGTCTAGCCGATGACTCACAGCGCGCCACTACGCCCGGGCTCGGTCACTGTCCCCTCGGTCCCACTGGAGCAGGGTCCGGCCGGGCCGCAGGGTCCGACTGGCGCCCCCGGAGCGGTCGGTCCACCCGGCGCGCAGGGCATCCAGGGTCCGACTGGCGCGCAGGGTCCGACTGGCGCGCAGGGTCCGCGAGGTCTTGATGGCTCCGGCACGGATGGCTCCGTAGGTCCCGCGGGAACGCAGGGACCACCCGGACCACAAGGCATCACGGGTCCGCAGGGACCAGCCGGCAACAACGGTGCGAACGGGACCAATGGGACCAACGGCACCAACGGCGCAGCGGGCGCTGCTGGCCTGGGCCTGAATTGCCTGGATGCCACCAAGGTACCCTACAACATGGTCGCCGATGGTACGGCGGGCACCATCGGGACAGACAACCTGGCAGCGTGGAACACGCTGCTACAGGCGGCAGCCACCACGAAGAAGCCCATCTACCTGCCGAGCAATGGTGGCCTCATCTACGATTTGGTCGCCACGCACGACAACACCACGACCGCAGGTTGCGGCATCGTCGACTTTCCCAACCTCATCATCTTCGGTGATGGCATCGGCAAGACAATCATCCGCATGACGAGCACGCGCGTTCAGCGCGGCCGCGTCGCATCAATTTCCGGCAACGTGATTACGCTCGTGACCGCTGGTGACGCAGCGAAGTGGGCTCCGAACACCGTCATCGTCAAGGCGTCGCCAAACATCGACGGCTCGTCGCCGCGAGCGAATGGTGCGTTCACAATCGGCGTCACAGCGGTCAACAGCGGCGCCAACACCATCACGGTGACCGATGCCACGCAAATCACCGGACTCACCACGAACGACTACCTGTTCGCCGGGTACACGTGCTCGGTCATCAGCCACAACCCCAAGGCGAGCGATGCGCTCACGGCGAACTACAACCTCACGATGTCGGGCCTCGAGCTCATCGGCGAATACTGGGGCACGACGGGCAATGCTGCCACCGAGGCGGTGAGCTCGATGTACAACTACAACCCGGCAATCACGGCATCGGTGACCGCCACGCAGGACGTGCTGTTTCGCGACTGCAAGATGCACGGATTCGGCGGTCCCATTGGAATCAACGGTGGCGTCAACGGTGGCAAGCCGGTACTGCGCGTCAAGATTGACAATTGCGACCTCCAGGGCGGATTTCACGCCGTCTTCATGTCCACCGACGTCCCTTGGAACGGCCGAGCGCTGCTCATCAAGGACAGCTGGCTTCACGACACCGATTGCGTGGGCGGGTTCACATCATCGACCATCGGCGGCTCTCACATTTGCTACATCAACCCGGGCGTCGACCTGGTTTGCGATAACGTCATCATGGAGAACTGGCCGAACTCCAAGTTCGGCATCCAGGTTTGGGGGACGTCGTCGGTTGTGTCCCGAAGTCTCTTCACTGACTGCACATTCAAGAGCGCATATGGGTTCGTCGGCATCCTCACGTCCGAACGAGGGATGACTCGCATGGTGGGCTGCAACTTCGAATGCCCCGTCGCGGTCAACGTGCGCTCGTCCACGACCGCAGTCGGGTGCACCCACAAGCCAAATATCATCGGCGGCTACACCTTCCAGTCCTACGACGATGTGCAGTACGGAACGCATCTCGTCGTGGACGGGCTAATCGTCAACCTGGTTAACTCGCTGTCGAGCGGCGGGTTCGGCGCGGTGTTCAACCTGTCGCATCCAATCCACCTATCCGCACGCGGCATCGAGGTCATCGCACTCGACTCGTCGCAGAGCGCCAGCAGCGTTCCGCTCGCTGGCGCTAGCGGTTACCTGCTTGTAGCGGTGGATGGCAGTGGCGGCGGTTGGTTCGAAATCAGCGACGTGAACTGGACGCAGGCGCTCCTTGCGGGCAGCATCTCGCGCCTGGCCCAAATCGGCGGTAACTGCATGGGCGGACGCTTCTCGCGCGTGCGCTGGCGTGGTAGGTCTGGGTCCAGCGATGGCGTGGTCCAGTTCAACGGCAAGACATCCACCGACATCGTGTACTTTCAGGATTGCGACATTCTGTCGGCCGACGCCACGCACGCATCGGTGGGGTCGGCCATCTACTACTCGACGTCTGTGCCAGCTGGCGCAATCAAGGGCCGGGGCAACAAGTGGAACGGCATGTACCACACCGTAGCCACCGCGCAGAATCTGCGGATGAGTGACGATGTGGGGCCGGACATCGCTAGCGGAACGACCATCACGTGGAACCCCGACTACGACACGGCCAGCGTCACCGGGACGACCGCCATCGCGACCATCAACGTCTCGGCCACGGTAGCGTCCCAGCTCGCCTACAACGGGTCCACCATCACGCTGTACGCTCCTAGCGGATGGGCGACCACCACCGCAGGCAACATCCAGGACGTCTACACGGTCGCCGCTGGTGCTTCCTTGACGCTTCGCTACAATGCCGCGACGAGCAAGTGGACAAGAATTGGGACCTAGGAGCCATCGCGACATGAAGCCGCCAAAACCGGTCACGCCCATCACCTCACCTCCACCAGACCCACTCGCTCCCGTCGCCAAGCGCGCCGAGAACCTGCGCGCTATCCTTGGCGCAGCCGGGCTATGCGTGCTCCTTGGCGTTGCCTACGCTACCTGGAGCCATGACGTTGTCCGCTCACCGCAGCTCGAGCAGGTGCGCGCGGGCGCTGGCGCGGCCCTCGCCGCCACGTCGGCGACCACCACGGCCCAGCTAGGCGCGTTGCAGTCCGCCATGCAGGACATGCGTACTCACCAAGCTGCCGTGGACGCCACCCTCGCCGACATGGTAGACGACATGCACTGGATACGTGACCAGCTCACCGCAGTCGCGCGCGCGACCGGCGCGAAGCCGGTCCCAACACCGTAGGAGTCACCGAAATGTGGAGCTTGATTTGGTCCTTCCTGTCGTCCCCCCTCGGTACTTCGCTCGTGGAGCAGGGCCTTGGTTTCCTGTTCCGCGAGCTCGTGCCGGATACTAGCCGCCGCGACACCGTGCTGAAATACGCCGGCCTCGCCTTCCAGGCCGTGGAACTCGCGTCCGCTGGCAACCCCGCGATGAGCGGCGTGGCGAAATACGACAAGTACATCGAGTCCATCGTGGACGCGCTCAAGGCAGCCGGCCTGCCCGATTTGAGCGCCGCCGAGCTCGTCATGTTGCAGCAGACGGCTGCCGTGAAGGCGATGCTGGCCAAGGACGTGCCGCCCGCGTCGGGCGTTATCATCACCACGGTGAAGCCGTGAGGTTCCGTAAGCGCCCCGTAGTCATCGAGGCCATCACCTTCGACGAGCTTGTCGCGCATGGCCTCGCCGCACCCGACAATACCAGCGTCCACAATGGGATGCCCTGGTCATTCATCTACGCCGGCCATCCGATCACACACGAGAGCGATGATTGCTACCTGATCCCGACGCTAGAAGGAACCATGCGCCTTAACCGAGGAGACATGCTCATCACGGGCGTGAAGGGCGAAATCTACCCCTGCCGATGCGATATCTTCGAGCAGACCTACGAGGCGGTGTCATGACCGCCCGCATCGTCCTGAGCGCGCTCGTGGTGGCGCTGCTGGCGTCCTGCGACGTCGATACGACCAGCGGCGGCATCGGCACCTCGCCGTCCTACGACGACGTGCATGAGCCCGTGGCCGCGTCCACGCTACCCCTGGACGTGCCGCCCGTGTGCGCAGTGTGGCATCGTGACACCGCCGAGCTGGCCGATGCGGCCGCACTCGCGGGTGAAGCGCCTGATGTGCTGGTGTTCACGACGGGAAACGCGTCGTGCTCGGATGCGCAGACGATGGCGCAGTTGCGGTGGCCGGGGCAGTACTTCGTGCGTCGCGCGCGGCAGTCATGGCGCGCGTACGAAGCGCCCTAGCCCTACTTCATGGCGCGGATGGCCGCGCGCAGTGCTTTGATCCCCTCGCAGGCCCAGCGTCCCGCCTCATCATCGCGGGACATCACCAGGCAAATATCCGGGCTAAGGTCGACGCACCACGCGGCCTCCTCAAGAGCCGCAGCGCGCGATGCGGCTCGCTCGCGGGCGATCAGGTCTGGGAGCCATTTGGCGCAAGATGGAAACGTGCACCCCGGCATCCACTGGTGACCGCAGTCGGGACACATCCTCCGAGTCATCGCCGCTCCTTCCGGTAGGCGGCAAGGGCGCCGCATAGCGGGCAGTAGCCTTCACAACGGTGCACCTGTGCGAGCAGTTCCTCGAACCGCGACGCGACATGGTCTGCGGCCTCGATCGCCGCGAGGGCGCGAGGTAGGTCGGTGCGGGCGTGGGCGATGAACTGAGCGTTCGGCTGTAGCCGATTCACGAACGCCTCATAATGCTCCCCATGCTTGCGGGTCACCACCGGCGTTCGGGCGTATCCGAGGTCCTCATCGCCATCTGGGTCGCCATAGATGCCCACGTCGGACTTCCATGGCCCCGACGTCGCCGCGTCGCACCGCGCCTTAGCGGCCTTCGCCCAGTCGCTCACTGACCACCCACCAGCACGCTAAGAGCCGCCAGGAACGACGCCAGGAGCGCCAGGAGAAGTTTCGCCAGGTGCAGCGCGCCGCTACTCATCGTCTTCCCCCGGCTCGCGCTCCTTCACGGGCGCAGCGAACGCAGGTACGTCGTCCTTCGCCGACTCTTCCAGCTTCGCCAGCTGCGCGAAGACGTCGGCTTTGGACGCCTCGTCCAGTCGCGTGAACGCCACGTAGAGCTTGCCGGGCGCACCCACGTATCGCATCGCGTCGGCCATCCAGCCCTTGCGGCGCTCCTTGTTCTCGTCGCCGCCATAGCCCCGAACGGCGAGCAGGCGCTTGTTCATGGCCTCGAAGTCGGCATCCAGCGGCGCCTTCTTGGCCTTCGCCACGTCAATGGACTTCTCCAGCTGCGCCTCGAGGACGGTCGGCGGCGCATCTCCCATCGGGGAGTTGGTTGTGCGGTCCACGCCGAAGAACGCAGGCGGTTTCACCGGAGCATCCTCGGCATCGACGTGTGCCATCTCGTCGCTCGTGTAGACCCCGGATAGGTCGTTGGGGAACGCCTTCCGCAACGCTAGCGCCTCGGCGCACTTTGCCAGCATCACGTCAGGCATCGTCTGCCACATGCGGTTGGCGCCGCCCTCCTTGGTGCGCTGGACGTACGAGGCATAGCGCGCGATGCCCCACGCCGGCTCACGGAACGAGGCGCGCCACACACCGATGCGCGCGGCCGCGGGCGGCGTCGTCTCCAGCCACACGTCCCGCCAGTGCATGTCGGGTCCGCACCACTGCGGCGCCGTCTGCCCCTGGTAGTCGCCAGAGCGGCTCGCCACGAGGCGGAACCCATCGATGCTCACCTGCGTCTCCCACTTCTCGCCACGCTCACGAGACCACCGCTTGACCGCGTAGATTTGGCGGCCGAACGGGTCAAGCCGCAGACGCTTGCACGTCGCGACGAAAAGCTGAAGCTCGCCATCCGTGGCGCCGAACATGACCTGTGTCTTGATCAGGTCGACCTGCTCGCGTGTGAAGTCGGCTGAGTCGCCGATGGTTGCGATTGCGGTGCTCATGCGTCGTCTCCATGTCGTCCCTGTGCGTTCAGCGCCTGCTCACGGTCCTGCGCGGCTTGCAGCCGGTCGCCGTGCCACACGTATGTTCCGGTAGGCTCGTCGTCGGCCATCCAATACTGCCTGTCCTGGGCGTCCATCAGGAGCGACTCCGCGTAGAGTTCGCCGCACTCGCACCAGTCGCGACGGCAGAACTTGCAGTAGCTGGTCATGTACGCTCCACGGTGTAGCGCGCGTCGCGCCAGTCCTCGCCGAGACGCTGTAGCGCCGCCTTGGCGGCCTTCAACGGCGTCTCCGCCTGTACGACCAGCACCCGCTCGGCGTGGCCGCCTGGCGCGTGCGCGAGACGCGCTGTGACGCGGTACGTGGTCAACTCTTCGTTGGTCACGACGCACCGCCCTTCCGCGCCTTGACGTCCGCCCATCTTCGCTCTGTCCGCTCGGCATGCCGCCGCGCGCGCGACGCCAGGTGCAGGCTGCGGTTCGTGAGCGCCAGGTCGCCTTTCCCGATGAGCACGCACACTGCCTGTGAATAGTCGCCCGCGGCGGCGGCGCTGTACGTCGCCATCGCAGCGGCGCCCGCGATGACCAGGACGTCGTCCGAGTCCTGCGCGGTTCGCTCGGCGTCGTCAACCGCAGCGGCTAGCTTCTCGACGCGTCGTGCGAGCTCGCGTCCGAGCTGCTCCACCGTGGCCATCTCGAGCGCCTGCGCCAGCTGGTCCTCGCCGATCGCATCGAATGCACCAACCTCTGCACCTCGGGTCATAGCTTCCTCGCTTCCGTCACTTCGAAGTCTTGCGGGTGACTCGCCGAGATGTGCCAGCCGAGCCCACGCTGGTCACTGAACCGCGCGTCGCAGCGGTGGCAGAACACGCGCGCGTCGGGCTCGGGCGTCGTGCGACGCGTAAGCCACGCCACGACGCAGACGAGCGCCACGAGTATCATCGCGACACCATCGAACGCAAGATATCGACGGCCCACTGTGACTGCCAGTCATCGCGAGTCACGGGCCACGGATTGGGCGGTCCGCCGTAGCTATCGAGGGCTACGAAGCACGCCATCTCGCCCCACGCCACAGCCACGCCGAATGCTGCCAACGCATGGAATGCCGAACGAGCGGTGGAAACGTCCACGCATCCGGGGCATTTGCTGCTGGGCGGATGGACATACCCATGCGAACGACACATCCGCATAGCCCCTTTCACTCTGCCTCCATGGCGTCCATCGCAGCCGCTTCCAGCTCGCTGCGCAGTCGCGCTTCGGCGATGATGGCGCGCGCCGTCGCGCTCTCCTGAGCCTGCTGCGCGCGTCGTCGCCAGAATGCCGCGAGTTGCGGGAAGCCGCGACGCTGGCAGGTAGCGGCCTCGGCGAGGTAGTCGCCCTCGGAGAGGAACGTGGGCGCGGTGAACGTCGTGGTCTTGCCGTACGTCATGGCGTCACCTCCACAGGGACCACGTCGCCATCATCGACGGGACGCGTTATCATGACGGTGAACGTCATTGTGTCGTCGTGGCAGCCGGCCGACAGGTGCCCGCGGCAGTCTGCGGTGATAGATGCCATCAACCCGCCTCCGTGCCCGGCATCGATTAGCGCGTAGGTGCGTTCCAGCGTTGCCGACACGAACGGCGCCATCGAGTAGCGGCCACCTGAGACGACGTCGGTACGTATGACCAGAGGCGAGCGCTTCGCGGCCATGGTCCGCCACTCGGTGAGGATGTCGGTGAACTCCTCGCGTGACTTGTGGCTCATAGGGTCACCTCCAGTGCGGGCGGGTTAGGGAAATGCGCGCGTACGATGACGCACAATTCGCGGAGCATGCGTGTCCGAGCGTAGGCGTAGGCGGCGGCGTAGGCGGCGTAGGCGGTGGCTCGCGCGGCAGTGGAGGAGGCGGCGTAGGCGGCGTAGGCGGCGGCGTCGGCGGCGTCGGCGGCGGAGGCGGCGTAGGCGGCGGAGGCGGCGGCGTAGGCGGCGGCGTAGGCGGCGGTGACGGCGGCGCGCGCTTCGCGCACGTCCTCCCTACTCGCTGCGCCCGCGCACCATGCTTGCGTGATGGAGATGCACGCCTCTGCCACGTCCTTCGCCTTGCCGTCCTTGGCGTACTTCAACCCCTCGGCGGCGCACGCATTAGCGCATCGCACCAGCGGCTTGCGCTCCTCGCTCCACGGCGCCGATGCGTCGGTGCGCCCGACGAGCCACAGCAGCCAGTCTGCGCGCTCGCACGCATCCCACGCGGCGGCAAGGCTCGGCTGTGTCTTCGCCCACTCTACCGCTTCGCCGCACGCGCGCAGCTTGACGAGGGCGTTGCTCCAATGCGCGCTCACTTCACACCGCCCTTCAACGGGCACGTCACCGACGCGTCGCGCGCGTCCGCCTTCACTTCGGCGAACCACTCGTCCGGGATGCGTAGCTCCACCGTCACGTCCTCCGATGCGTCGTGGTAGTCGGTCAACTTCGGTGCGTCCGCAGCGACTTCAATGCGGCTCAGGATGCGTGTCGTCATGGTTCATAACCTCCGCAATGCCCTGCTCGCACAGGGCATCACGCGGGTTACGACTGGATGGGCTGCGACGCGGGCAACGTCGGCAGACCGGCCGCGTTGAACCACGCCACGAGGTCCTCCTTATCCTTGGGAGTGAGCTTCTTCAGCTCGGCGCCGAAGTCGCCAGTGGTCTGCCCGGGCAGACGTCCGAAGTAGTCCGACATTCGCGCGATGAACGACTTGCTGTTTTCCATGGGTTCTAGATTTAACACACCCACGAATCGTGTCCACAACTTTCTTTCGATGTTGCAAACATCGCACAACACGGCTAGCGTTACCCCATGAACGGACCGCGACTACTCAAACGATGGAGGACGAAGATGGGATACGACCAGGCCACGGCTGCGGCGAAGCTAGGCATGACCCGCTCGGAATGGTGTCTGCTGGAGAACGGGGGGCGCCCCGGGCTCGTGCGCGCTATCAAGCTGCACGAGATTTGCGGGGTCGCGCCGAAGGAGTGGGCCGAATGACCAGCACGACGGCTGGAGCGCTGCGGATGCGCGCGTCGCGCGGCGAAGCTGCGCGGGCTGGACGTGCGACTCCAGGAGCCATGCGGCTTCGCGCGCTACGCGCCAAGGCGACGCAGGTGGGCGTGTGCCACTACTGCTTCACTGATCCTGCGGCGGCGCAGCGGACGTGCTGCGTGGCCTGCCTGGAGTACCGACGTGACAAGGCGCGCGCACGGCGTGCCGGGGAGGTGAAGTGATGGGACCGAAGCCGAAGCACACCGACACCGAGTTCTGCCACGCATGGGACCTCTGCGAGACCATGGAGCAGCTCGCGCGACGCCTGGGCGTCAACGTCGCGAGCGTCAAGACGAGGGCACGCAAACTGCGCGCGCAGGGCGTGGACCTGCCACGGCAGCGGGTGTGCCCATGACGCGCCGATACGTCATGCGCAAACGACAGAGACCCAAGGAGAGCGGGGTGTTCGTATGCGGACACCCGTACCGCGAGGACAATATCGCCAAGTTCGCAATTAGGGGTGGGGTCAGCGAGCGCTGCAAGAAGTGTCACCGTGCGCAGGCTCTAGCCTGGTACCACCGCACAGGAGGGAAGGCGCCATGACCACGCCAACGCGCCGCACGCATCGCGTCGCCCAGCTCGAGCTGAATGCCGAGCTCATCGACGCCATCGCCGTGTCGTTCGCCCTGCGCGGCCTGCACCACCACATGCTCCGCATGCGACTCGCCGCCGCGCTGCTCGAAGCGGCCGTCATGACCGGCACGCCCAGCGAGGTGGAGGCCATGCGGGCGCTCGCGGCACGTGTCGAGGCGTTGCGGTAGTTCTTGACACGCCACTGAGATGCGCTACGGTACAGTTCATGACAAAGAAGAATCGCTCTGCCATCGTCTACATCCGCCTCACTCAAGAGGCGAGGGCACTTCTCGAACTGGCAGCCGAGCGCGACCAGCGCTCCCTGTCCTACGTGGCATCAATGCTGGTCGAGGACGGTCTAAAGGCGAAGCGCCCGCAGGCAGGCTAGCCGTGGACTGGTTCCGCGTTGACGTGGCGTTCGTTCTCAGCGCAGAGTTCCTGGCCTTGCCGGAGGCGCCTCGCGCTCACTGGCTGGCCTTGGCCGCCTACTGCGCGCAGCAGGAGAATGGAGGGGTTCTCAAGGGTGCGGTGGCATGGCGTGACCGCGAGTGGAGTTTCTCGGCAGGCATGCGGCAGAGGTCAGTCAGAGTGCTGGTGAACCTCGGGCTGGTCCGAATCCACGACCTCTGCCAGCAAGATTACGTGCTCGTCAGATACGACGTAGATGGCGAGCATAGGCATCAGCGGACCAGTGAAACGAACGCTAACAACGCGAAAGTAGGGTGGCAGAAGCGTGCGGCCGCAGAAGCCACCGCAGATGCGAAAAACGAGCGTCGCAATGCACGTACGAACGAGACGAGAAGAGACGAACGAGACGTCCAATCAGCGGCTTCGCCGCCCGTGGAGCGAACCCTTGGACTTCGTCAAGTCACAGACGAGTTCCAGGCTCGCTACGTCGAGCGCAGCGGTGGCATCAAGCCGACGTGGGGGCCCAAGCAGTTCGGCCTTCTCAAGCCGCTGGTGAAGCAGCACGGTGCGGAGGAGGTGTGTCGCCGCATCGGCGTACTGTTCACATCGCCGCCCTCGTTCCTGGCGGCATCGATGCCGGACATCGGGACGCTGGCGCAGCACTTCGACAAGCTGGCGGCGGCGGCGGTGTCGGTGGCGTCGTTGAACGGCAAAGGCTACGTCGCCATGAGCGGCGACCAACTGAGAGCATTGGCGCAGCAGATGCGCGAAAGGGGTGTGAAATGACCATCGAGGTTCTCCGAGCTTTCCACGACTGCGCCGAGTTGAAGGACCACTACTTGGCGCGCGTGCGTGCGCATGCTGCCGCCGACCGGCTCGTCCAGGGCACGGGCTGGGGGAACGGCAAGGGCTGCGCCATTGGCTGCACGCTGGAGAACTACGACCATTCGCAGTATCCGGTGGAACTGGGCATCCCGCTAATCCTCGCGCACTTGGAAGACAGGATGTTCGAGCTGTTGCCGCTTGTCGAAGCGATGACCTGGCCCGAGCGGTTTCTCGACGCCGTTCGCCCGGGCGCCGACTTGACCATGGTCGCATGGCGGTTTCTGGCCTGGCTTGTGGAGACGGAGTTGGCGAAGTGGGCGACGCCCGAAAGTGCCAAGGTCGTGGACCTGCTGTGCCGCCGCATCGCTGGTGACGAGCCGACTTATAGGGAGTGGTCCGAGGCGAACTATGCGTGTGATAAGGCCTCCGCCGCCGCCGCCGCCTCCGCCTACGCCTCCGCCTACGCTGCCTACTCCGCCGCCGCCTCCGCCGCCGTCTACGCCGCCGTCTACGCCGCCTCCGCCGTCTACGCCGCCGCCGACGCCGCCGACGCCGCCCGGGCTGCGTCCATTCAGCGCCAATCGGCGAAGCTGCTCGAACTGCTCGCGGAGGCGTGGTGATGACCGTGGACGAGACGACGACGCTGCTAGCGACCATCTCCGACGCGTTCCCCGAGCGTCTCAAGGTGTCGCCAGGGATGCTATCGGTGTGGAGCGACATGCTGGCCGACCTGGCGCTACCCGAGGCGTATGGGGCGCTCAAGGCTTACCTGGCCGACGGTCCGCCTCACCCGCCGAGCATCAGCGACATCCGCACGCGCTGCGCGGCCTCGCGTGTCGCACTGCCCGATGCGGCCCTCGCGTGGGCAGAGGTAGACCATGCGATGCGCCACCTGGGGCGAGACAAGGAGCCGAAGTGGTCTCACCCCGCGATTGCGCGCGCAGTGGACGCGATTGGATGGCGCGAACTCTGCAACACGATGTCATCGGACATAAACACGGTGCGCGCGCAGTGGCGAGGCTTCTTCCTGGCGTCGAGTGAGACGCTGGAGAAGCGCGAGAACGTGGGGCGACTCGAGGAGCACACGGCGAGGCTTGGGCCGATGCGTGCTGGCGAGCTGCTGAAGCTGGGGGGTGGCAAATGAGCGACGATGAGCTGTACGAGATGGAGCGATTGGCGAAGTCGGCAGGGTTCCAGGCGCCCGAAGTAATCATCCCGCTGGTGAAGCGAATACCCGACCTAGTGTCGCATCTGCGCAGTGCGCGCAAGGTGGCAAGGCAAGCACAGAGCGACATCGCTGTGACGCACACTCACCGCATGGAGTTGATGCAGCGAGCCGCCGAACTAGAGCAGGTGATTGCTCCGCTGATGAACGTCCGGGCTAACCACCAGTGGAAGCCTGATAGCACCGAGTGCTGGGCTAACTGCGTCTGCTGCCAACTCGCCAAGGTAAGGGCCGCCTTCGACCGTCTCAATGGCACTGAAACGACGGGGCAGCTTGCGCAGGTTGGCCTTACCCTGAAGGCCACGCCATGACCGACGTCGACTGGCCTTGCCGCAACTGCGGCGCCGCCTGCCCGGAGCCGTCCGCCGAACTGTGGACGATGCTGGACGCCATGAACGTCGAAGTACGCAAGCGCGCCGGCTGGAAGCAGGTCGGCGTCAAGGAGGCCCTGATGTGCCGCAACTGCTACCGGATTCACCGACTCGCGCCGCACACGAGCGGCGTGGACCTGGGTGCCTATGGGGTGCCGAAGTGACGCCGCGCCAGGAAGCGGCATGGCTCGCGCGCCAGCGGCCGGCTACGCGGTGGGACCGCAAGGGCAACGAGCGGCCGCTAATCGTGCGTGCGGCTACGCGAGGCGAGCTGGATGCGGCGATGGCGCTGTACCTGCGCAAGCCGCGGACGTACCCGCGTAGCGCTGGATGGTTCGACGACGTGGCCTACGCGCGGTGCGTGGCGACTGCAATGCGAAAGGGAGAGTGAAACATGACCGTGGAAATCAAGGCTGAAGTGTTGGCAAGGTTCAATTCCGCGTCGCTCGCGCATGGCAATCATGCCGCTGGTGGCGAAGGGTGCGCAATGGAGTGGGCGTCCGTACTGGCAGGTGAGTCGTGGAGCGACCATCCGCGGTGCGTGTGTCCAGTTATCGGCGCTGCGTATCGCCGTGGCAACGACAGCATGCCCGTCGATCTGCGAAACGAATTGCTCAAGGACACCGTTGTGATGGCACTAGGTACGCGGTCGACGCGCCAGGTGGAGCAGCGTCGTGCGTTCATGGCGGCAGACTGGGCGGTACGCTGGGCAGCGCCACGGGCTCTGCGCGCATGCGGACGCGATGCCCTGGCGTTGCAGCTGGAGAGTCTCGCCGAGATTGTGAACATCGATACAGCGCGCGCCGCCTACGCCGCCGCCTACGCCGCCGCCTCCGCCTCCGCCTCCGCCTACGCCGCCGCCTCCGATGCCGCCTACGCCGCCTACGCCGCCGCCTACGCCGCCAACGCCTACGCCTACGCCGCCTACGCCGCCGCCTCCGCCTCCGCCGCCTCCGCCTCCGCCAAGCGCGAAGTATGGGCATCGTTTTGCGACCTACTCGTCCGCATGTGTGCGGTGACTGCATGACCGCCGAGGACATCATGGTGCTGGCCGCTGTCGCCAGCGTGGTCGGACTAGTGGGTGGCATCGTGTACAGCGGCGTACGCGTCGTCGTCGAAACGGAGCGCGCGCAGCGTCTCGAGCGCGAGCGCGACGCGGCGTGGAGCGAAGGCTTCGAGGTGGGCAACGATGCAGACGCGAAGACGTCGCGACTAAAGACGCGCGAAAGGCTGGGTCGATGAGCCGCCTCGGAGTTACTTGCTCTGCGGTGAGCGCGTTGGTCCACCGTCGCACGTGGAAACACCTGACGTGAGTCAGTCAGAGCAGGAATTGACCAGGTCCATTATCGAAGCACTTACCGCCGTCGGAATCTGCTGCTGGAGAAACAACGTCGGCACGTCCCGTAGCGGTGGCCGGTTCATCCGATTCGGCAAGGTGGGATCAGGCGATATCGTCTGCGTACTACCTGGCGGCATCCATGCCGAACTAGAAGTCAAGCTCCCCGACGGCAAGTGGAGGGTCACGCCTGAGCAGGAGGCTCACGGCGTGCTTATCAATCGCATGGGTGGCCTGTGGGCCTGCGTGACCAGCGTTGAGGATGCGATGGCGGTGGTACATTCTTGGCCAAGGAAGGACGAAACATGAGCACCCGAGGCGAGGTCTGGCGACTCACCGTGTCAACCCACTCCAAGTGGGACGAGTGGTACCGATGCCGTGCGGAGATTCTCAACCGGTGGGAGTGGGTGTTGTGCTCCATCAAGGACAGCAGGCGCGCGCGCATCGAGCGCGTAACCCGCATGCGCGAAGCGATGGGCCCAGGCCTCGTCAACGTGCCGACGTGGGGTAGCTCGTGAGCACGTGCTACTTCGGGGCCGAGGCGTGCGCTCGTGGCCACCTACCCGACTGCCCCGCGAGGGATGGGGATGTGTGGGGGGAAACGACCCGCGAGACGGCCACGCCCATGCCGTCCGCGGACGAGGCCGCGCCGGGCGTCGCGCCGCCGCGCTGGTACCAGGACGAACGTGGAAACTGGCGCCAGAGACGCCAATACGTCTGTGACGCGATGCGATTTGCTCCATTCAAAAGCCTCTTCGCGTCTGAAGACTCTTACGAGAAGCGTCGCAAATGAGCGCGCAAGGACGACGGGCGAAGCGCAAGCGCGAGGCGTTTTGGCGGGACTGCTCGGGCGTCATGTTCGTGCCCACTGCCGGCGAATGGGTCGAATGGACGAGACGCCAAGTCGAAGAGAGCGCGCGAGGGCAGTTAGAAAACACGGAGAAGCTGGATAGCGACTAGATAGTGGTGAAAAGGTCAACGATACCGCTAGAGTTACGGTAGCGTACGGGACTGGACCCCCACGGCGTATATGCCGTGTTCTTGATGTAAGACGAAAGATGACAAAAATGCGATACATCGTGATTCCGAGTGACGTGACCATCCTGGGCCAGGACGGCAAGGCTGCTACCAACCCCGACGGGACCGCAGTCGTGGTGACCTTCCGCCAGTTCTTGGACCGGCTCCAGATGAACCCGATGTGGACCGCGAGCTACGCGGCCATCAAGAGCGCGTCGGCCGTGGACATCGCCTACAACACCCGACTCGACGCTACCATGGTCATCGACCAGGCGGACTGGGAGCGGCTCAAGGCGGCCGTCGAGTCGCCTTCGACCGGGCCGCAGCAGACGGGCCTGGCGTACCCGACATTCGTGGCGTTGCAGATCCTGCCGTTCATGGCGGCCATCGTGGATGCCCAGGAGAAGCCGCCCGAGCCGACTCGATGACCGTATATCTGGTGTCCAAGTACTACGACTGCGAAGGCCATGAAGCTGATCGTGTTTTCGCTAGTGTGGAACTTGCCAAGGAATACGTCGAATCGGCTACGGATTGTCACGACCGCATGTCTACCTCATGGGGAGAGCATAGTCCTGGAGAATGGAGAGCGGGCAGAGGTCAGCATCGTGATGGATGGCTCATCCAAGCGATGGAGGTAACGGGTATTGCAGACGCGCCCATCACCTGAGATACTCCTTGGGTCCCGACGTCGCAGGGGCGACTAGACCGCGGACGAGGAGGCTCACATGTCGGAAGTTGCAGGCAATCCAGACCAGCTAGGCCACGCAGCATCGCAGGGCGGACGTGCGGAGACCATCCGTGCGTCGCTCTTCCAGGAACTGCTCGTCAACACGATGACGCAGGACCGAATGGCCGACGAGAAGCACTTCTTCGTCGCCGGTGTTGGCACCAACACGCTCATCACGGGTGGCACCGCGTCGCATGCGGCGCCTACGGTGACCGACGGGACCAAGGCGCTGTTCTCCATCAAGAACCTCGACACGACCAAGGTCGTCTACCCGGTGTTCTACCGCCACAGGCTCACCGTGGCCGGTGCGGGCGCGAGCTCGAGCCGCTGGTACGTGGAGAAGTCGGCAAGCGGCGTGTCGCGCTTCACGTCGGCGACTGCCACCAACGTCGGCTCGACCGGCATCGTCGTGGCCTCGCCGGGCACGGGCGGCCTGTCGAACGTGGACATCCGCTATGGCGCCGTCGTGGCGCCCGCGGACACCGCGGCCATCCTCATCGGCGAGGGCATGTCGCGCGGCATCCTGCCCGTGGTGCACGACCAGTGGCACCTGAACTTCGGCGTGAACAACGCGCCAGGCTCGCTCGACATCGCGGTGGCGACGGCGAGCTACTTCACCGAGGTGTGCGCGGCGTGCCCCATCCTGCCGGGTGAGACGATGCTGCTTCACCTGGTCAACGCGGCCCAGTCGGGCGCGAGCAGCTACGGTTTCCGCTTCGGATTTTATCAACGCTAGGCTAGGCTGCGCCTGCCCCCGGCGTAGTGGGGGGAGAAGGACAAAAGGACGATGGGCTCAACTCTTTGTTTCAGCGGCTGCGGTGCGACGGTGCGGTACCGCAACTCACTCTGCGCCGCCTGCCGCAACAAGGGCGTCGCCCTCCCCGTCGAACCGTTCGTCCGCATGCCGCCGACCATCCCCGAAGCGATGGTCGCCGAGTTCGCGCCGCACCTGTCACCGCCACCCGTACCCGAACTCGCGCCTGGCGAGGTAGAGCTCTCCGACGACGAGGTGCGCCGCGTTGTTGACCGTGCCGTGCGCATGCTCGGCGTGGAGCTGCGCCGCATGCAGCCGCTCGCCGGGACGACCAGCGAGGACGGCATCAGTGTCGTCCTCGAGGCCATCGCGCTCGCTACGAAGCCGCTCGCGGGGCTCGTGGAACTCAAGCTCAAGCTCAAGCCCAAGAAGAGCAGCGCCATCACGCACGAGGACGAGGTGGAGTTGTTCTTGGCGTGGCTCCACGCGCTCCCCAAGGCGCTCCAGATGAGCGTGGTGGACAAGGTGCTGTTCGACTACCGCAGACTCCAGGCGGTGCCCTGATGGGCAAGGCAAGCCGGCTACGCGCGACGCGGCACATGCTCCAGGCGGACATCACCGCCGAGCGCATCACGGTACCGCAGGCTGAGAAGTACTACCGACTCGCCAAGGCTGGCGCGCTGCGCATCAAGCACGAACTGCGGCGGAAGAAGAGCAAGTCATGAGCACTGCCACCTACATCACCAAGGCCATGGCGTGGACGCGCGTAGGCGTCGTGGCATCGCGCACGGGTAACACGCTCACGCTGTGGGACCCGAATGACTGCCTAGGCATCCACGTCGGCATGCGACTGCGGGCCGGCGTGTCACCTGGGCAGGCGCGCGTTGGTGAATTCGTGGTGCACGACGTCGATGACCATACGGGCATTGTGGTAGTCAAGGATGCCCTCGCCGTAGAGTCGTTCACCGACAATGATGAGTTGTACTTCGTGGCCGAAGTATGAGGATCATCGACATGCAGCCATCGCACCGCCCACTCGTGGCGTCGTCGTGGCTCCAGAGCTACGCGCAGTCGCCGTACCACGGATTCCCGACGCACGATGACTACCTGCGCGCGTTCCGCCCGCTCGTGGACACGCTACTCGACCGCGACACGACGCGCGTCATGGTGATGCCCGATGACGAGGACGCCATCCTTGGGTGGATTTGCCACGCGCGGACGACGCTGCACTACGTCTACGTGAAGAGCTACGCCCGCGACGCGCTAAAGCACACGTCGCCGCCGCACCTGGCGCGTCGACTGGTCGACAGCATCCCGCGACCCGACGTGATGACGTTCCGTTCCCGTTCCTGGGAGCGATTCGCGGCGAAGCATGACCTGAGACTGGACTTCAAACCGTTGTTCCTACGAAAGGCAGACCGATGATTGTTGCAGCCACCCTCACGTCCCCCGTCGCGCTCGGCATGGCCGTGACCATGGAGTCGTTCATCGTCGGCTCGCGCGAGACCGATGCGCTCGTCTCGTCGATGCGCGTCGAAGGCCACTTCCTCGTCTTGCAGTTGGTCCCGGGGTGCAGTTACCTCAAGACGCGCAAGCTCGAGCGAGGCAGCCTGCGCATCCCGCTCACGCAGGTCGCGCACGTGCTGGACAACGACGAGACGTCCAAGACGAAGTAGGTGGCCGAGTACCAAGACTTCATCGCCGAGCTAGCCGCCAAGCGCGCGTCCGCGGTAGAGCTCGCGACGGCGCACGAGCGGCTGCGCGCGTCCATTCGCGGCGACCTGTTCCCGCAGCAGCTCGCCGTCTTGGACGACCCCGACAAGTTCAAGGTGGTGCTGTGCCCCCGGCGCGCGGGGAAGTCGTTCACGGCCGCCGCGTACATGCTGGACGAGGCGCTACGCCGGCCGGGGTGCCGCATCGCCTACGTGGCGTTGACCATCAAGATTGCCAAGCGCATCTGCTGGGCGGCGCTCAAGAAGCTCGACAAGCGCCACAAGCTAGGGTGCGGCTTCAACGCAAATGACCTGTCGTGCACCACGACCAACGGCTCGAGCATCATCATGCTTGGCCTCGAGAGCGAGGACGACGCCGACAAGCTGCGCGGCGAGGCGTTCTCCCTAGTCATCTTCGACGAGAGTTCTACGTACCGCCCCGAGGTGCTGGAGTACGCCATCGACCAATGCGCCGTGCCCACACTGGCCGACACGGACGGTGCGCTCGTGCTCGCCGGCACGCCCGGGCGCTACTTCCGCGGCCCGTTCTGGGAGGCGTCGAACCCTCACAGCTTCACGCCGGGCTGGCGCCCGACGCGCGAGGACGACGAAGACGAAGCCAACCCCGAGGACATGTCCTGCATCGCGCGGCCGTACGCACGCCGGGACGCTCCAGAATGGGCTGAGCGGGCCTATGCATGGAGCTACCACCAGTGGACCGCCAAGGACAACGTGGCCGTCCCAGGGCTGTGGGAGCGCCTCCTGGCGCATAAGGCGCGCAAGGGCTGGGCGGACGACAATCCCATCTGGGAGCGCGAGTACCTGGCCAAGTGGCGGCTGGATGCGGCTGGCTACTGCTACCCGTACGACCCGGCGCTACAGGACTTCGACCAGCTTCCGCCCGACCACGACTGGCACTACCTGTTCTCGGCCGACCTTGGAACGAAGGATGCGTTCGCCTGCTCGGTGGGCGCGTGGGCGCCGACGTGCATGGACCTGTACATCGTTGACGAATACCACGCCTCGGGGTTGGCGCCGCACGAGTGGAAGGACCGCATCCTCGAATTCCAGGGGAAGTACGGTAGCTTCGACGAGATGACGGTAGACGCGGGCGGGTTGGGAACGGCCATCGTGCAGGATTTCAAGGAACTGTATGACCTGTACCTGCGTCCCGTCGACAAGACGCCGGGCTACAAGGAGACCGCCATCACGATGATGGCCGACAACATGAAGCGGGGCCGCGTCAAGATTCGCCAGGGGTCGGCGCTCGCGCACCAGATGATGACGTTGCAGTGGAAGCACTTGGCGACGCGAAAGGTCGAGGACCCGGGCGCGCCGAATGACCTGTGCGACGCAGCGCTAGGCGTGTTCCGCTACTCGCCGCACGACTTTTCCAAGGTGGCGCCGCCCAAGCCTGTGGGCGCGCGCGCCATCGAGTCGCAGCGTATCCTTGACGCGACGCTGGCCTATCAGGCGAAGATGCAGGCAAGCAAGAAGAAGCCGGGCGGCCTGCGCGCGAGCGGCTGGAAGGACTGGAAGAACCGATGAGCCATGTCGTAGTCGTGTACTTGGTGGTGCTCTTGGTCTCAGGGCTGATACTCCTGGTCACGAAGGAGAGGTAGACTATAGCCATGGACACGAAACCGCTGGACATCTTGTATGCCTGGGCCGTCAAGAACAAGGTGATGCACGTCTGCTACGGCGGAGTGACCATGACCCTCACCGACTTCGCGCTCGCCGGCCTGGCAGGGCGGGACGTCGAGACCACGACGACGCGCGCGATGCCGGCCGAGTCGCCGAAGAGCATCCACGCTGAGATTCAGCGGCTGGCGGCCAAGGAAGCGGGGCTGGACTGAATGGAATTCTACAGGTCGGAACTCTATTGCTCGCATGATGTAGCGGAGACGTTTCACCATCGCACGTGGCGATGCTGGTGGCGCGAAGTCGTGCTCCGCGCGTTGGAACCGCCTGCTCATGACACGTGGGTCTCCGACATCGACTTGGAGAACGGCACCATCACGTTCTCATCGAAGCCGAGGGGCGCCTGATGGCCGACACGACCAAGAAGTGGTGGGCGTGCACCAAGGACGAGCGCGCGTCGGCCATCCATCGCTACGTCGGTAGCGTCGAACAGCATCAACTTTGGATTCGCTACTACGCCGAGCTCCACGAGCGTCTCTATACCAACCGACACGACGACAACAGCGGCACCAGCGCCGGCTATGCGCAGCTGCTCGGCTACGACGTCCCGCAGAGCAACGAGAACTACCTCGCCGCGGTGGTCGACACCTACGTGGCGCTCATCGGCAGCAACCGGCCGAAGCCGACCGCGCAAACGTCGGGCGCGCACTTCAAGGCCGTCCGCACCGCCAAGAAGCTGGACAAGTACCTGGAAGGCAAGTTCGACACGCTCAAGGTCTATGACACCATCCACGACATGGTCCTGGGTAGCGCCGTGCACGGCATGGGCGTGTGCAAGGTGTTCATCGAGCAGGACGAGATTGCCATCGACCACGTCCAGATGGATGACATCGTCGTGGACGAGCGCGAGGCACGCAACTGCCCACCGCAGCAGATTCACCACCGCAGATTCATCGACAAGGACACGCTCAAGGGCCTGTTCCCAGGGTTCGCCGACGTCATCGAGACGGCGCCGCCCGACGATTCGCGCGTCGGCCGGCGTCGCCGCATCTCGCCCGACGCCAACAGCATCCCTGTGCTGGAGTCGTGGCGCCTGCCCAGCTCGCCGGGCGCGAGTGACGGCATGTACGTCGTCTCCATCAAGTCGCAGGTCCTACTCGAGCAGCGGTACAAGAAGGACTACTTCCCCTTCGTCTTCCTCTACCACAAGAAGCCCGTCCGCGGCTTCTACGGTCAGGGCATCGCCGAGGCCATCGCGCATCTCCAGCTGGACCACAACCGCGAGGACGCCTGGATAAAGGAATGCCAAAACTTGATGATTGCGCCGCGCGTCTACGGCGACTTCGGGGCGAAACTGCCCGAAGAGGCGATGAGCAACGAGCCGGGGCTCTACGTCAACACGAAGGGCGGCAAGCCGCCGACGTTCTACACGCCGCAGGCGCTCAACGCCGAGACCTACAACTGGCACGAGCGGCGCATCGAGAAGATGTTCAAGATCGTGGGCATCTCCGAGATGATTGCGAACGCGCGCAAGGAGCCCGGACTCGACGCGGGCGTGGCCATCCGCGAGGTCAACGACATCCAGAGCGGCCGATTCGCGCCGCAGTCGCAGTGGCTCTCCGACGCCGCGATGGAGATTGCGAAGCGCATCGTGTGGTGCACACAGGACCTGAAGGCCGCGGGCAAGCCGGTCAAGGCCGAGTACAAGGAACGCAACGTCATCAAGACCATCGACTGGGCCGACATCGACATCGGCGACGAGAACTTCGACATCACCATCGAGGCCGCATCGCTCCTGGGCAACACGCCGGCTGGTCGTCTAGCCAAGGGCATGGACATGCTCAAGCTGGGCATCATCGACGTCCAGGGCCTGCGGAACCTCATCGACCATCCCGACGTAGACCGCGAGCTCGACCTCGAGAACGCGCCGCGCACGGACATCGAGGCCGCCATGGAGAACCTCATGGACGGCAAGTACGAGCAGCCCGACCCGGTGAGCCAGGATCTCGTGTTGGGTCTCAAGCTCATGCGCGACCAGCTGCGCATCCTCACCCGCCAGGAGGCGCCCGAGGAGATTCTCCAGCTCTTTCGCGACTGGATTGCCGGCGCAGAGCACTGGTCCAACCCGCCACCACCGCCCGCGCCACCTGCGATGCCTGGCGCGCCGATGCCGGGTGCTGCGCCTATCGTCCAGGCGCCCATCGCTCCTGCGCCGCCACTTCCCAGCGCCATTCCAGGCGGTAACTGATAGACTGCGAGCGTTTCTACAAAAGGAGGACGGATGATCGCAGCACTCTACGTCGCCACGGATGGCGCGTACTTCGGCCTACCCGACGTTGACCCATGGGACGAGAAGCGCGACGCGCGGCGCTACGATGGGCCGCACGCCGTCGTAGCGCACCCGCCTTGCGCGCGTTGGTGCCAGCTAGCCCACGTGGTCAAGGCACGATACGGCTACGAGATCGGCGACGACGGCGGGTGTTTCGCGGCCGCACTGGCGTCGGTCCGCCGATGCGGTGGCGTACTCGAGCATCCCGCTGAAACCATCGCGTGGCAGCACTTCGGCTTGCCACGTCCCGTGCGACGCTGGACGCGCGCCATCTGCCGCGGATGGGTGTGTGAGGTAGAGCAAGGACGGTACGGGCATCCAGCCCGCAAGCGCACTTGGCTCTACTACGTCGGCGATGCTGCGCCGCCCGAGCTCGATTGGTGCGACTCGGAGCCGACCGCGACCATCAGCTTCATGACAAACCACGGTGGGGGGGGGGCTGCCTCGCCTATCGAAGAAGGAGGCGAGTCGTACTCCACTCCCTTTCCGGACGGTGCTCCTGTCGCTCGCCGCAAGGTCGAGAACATGAGCCGCGCCCAGCGCATCATCACCCCCCCCCAATTCCGTGACCTGCTCCTGAGCATGGCGAAAGGACGAATCCATGGCCGATGAAGTCGCAGCACCTGTAGTTATCGCGCCCACCCCGACCGACACGCCCGTACCATCCGCGAAGCCCGTAGACCGCGCCGCGCGTCGCGCTGCCACGCTGGCGACCATGAGCAATCCCGTGGTCGACCCGCACCAGGCGCGTCTCATGGAGGCCAAGGCTGCCGAGAAGCCGCCCACGCCTGCCGTGGAGCCGCCGAAGGCCACCGATGCCCCTGCGGTGCCCAAGGCGGACGACACGCCCGTGAGCCCGCAGCTAGCCGCCCTGGCGAAGAAGGAAGCGCAGCTGCGCGCGCGCGAGGCGCAAATCAAGGACCAGCAGGCGACCTGGGAGAAGGAGCGCGCGGCGAAGGAAGCCAGCGGCGCCGACGCCGAGCAGGTGGCGAAGCTGTTCCGCGAGGACATCGGAGCGCTCGCGGAGAAGCAGAAGCTCACCAAGGAACAACGAATCGCGCTCGCCGAGGAACTGTGGCTGTCGGCGCACGACCCGAGCGAGGTCAAGCCCGAGCTGCGCGAGCGCGCGCTCGCCCGCAAGGTCAACGTGCACCAGCTGTCCGCCGAGGAACAGGTCAAGGCCGAGCTCGCCAAGCGGGACAAGGAGTTCGCCGACTACAAGGCCGAGGTCGCCGCCAAGGAGACTGCCGCGCAGCAGGAGGCCACGAAGCGCAACTACCTTGAGCAGACCACGGGCGGCATCACCGAGGACGCGTTCCCGCACGTCGCGGCCATCATGGAGGCGGACGCCAAGGGAACGCAGGAGACGCTGTGGGAGATTGCCTGCTCCAAGGTCTCCCAGGACCCGTCCGCCGACGTGTCGATGGCCGCTGTCGTGGGCGAGTACGAGAAGTTCCTGGCGACTAAGCTGGCGTCGTTCAAGAAGATTTACGCCAAGGCCGAGCCGGCGAAGCCCGCGCCGAAGCCGGTTACCGAGCCCATCACCACATCCATCAGCGCGCGCGCAGCGGCCGTGGCGACGCCCGTGGAGACGACGCCCGTGACCCGGGCCGAGCGTCGTGCGGCGGCGCTGCGCAAGATTGCGTCTGAGCTGTGAGCCAGTTTCCCTGGAACCAGGCGACGCCACCGCCCGGTGACTTCGCCATCGTCGACGCGCTCGCCGAGGCCATCGCCCATGCCGAGACGGGACGCGGCTACGCGCCCATGTGCGCGGACATCGACGGCGCCATGGCTGTCTACTACGTCCGCAGGTTCCTGCTCTGGTGCTGCGCGCGCTGGCCCAGGGACTCTACCAATGGATAACCTCTTGAAATTAGCGATTGACTATCTGAATCGTGGTATCCTTCTCCTGTAGGTCGTAAAAGGCTTCGTTTTTCGGCACTCCAAAGGTTTCGGTGCCAGTGTCCCGAGGACAATTTTGTCCAGGGCGTTCAAACACTGTCTTTGCCGATGTGACCTGGAGTACGAAAAATGGGAGCCCTGTTCTCAGATGCGACCCGCATTCTGACCGAGATCTACCTCCGCGATGAGATCGCTGACTTGGTGTACCGCGAGCACGCGTTCCTCGCCGACGTCACCAAGGTCGACGACTTCTACGGCGTGACCGAGCGCGAAGCCATCAAGATTGGCGCGCCCGATGCGACGTCCGCCAACCCGGACGTGGCGTACGGTACCGGCTCTAGCGCGGGCACGATGATTGACGCGTACGGCGCGTTCACCGGCACGCAGTTCGCGCTGTACAACCGCGCCATCCTCGACCGGCAGGCGGTCATGGCCTGCTCCACCAAGGAGGCGCTGTCGAACCTCCTGGAGGACGCCACGGACCTCATGCTCGAAGCCATGGGCAACCGCATGGCCCAGTGGAACTACGGCAACGCCACGTCGTCTGTGGCGTCGTATGCCTCGAACAGTGGCGAGGTCTGGACCCTCACCAACCCCGATGACGCCGCGAAGTTCTTCCGCAACCAGGAGTACCAGGTCTACAACGGCAGCGGCCCTTCGCTGCGCACCATCACTGCGGCGGCCGGCTACTCGCCGCTCGGCGCTGGTACCGCCATCCGCGTCGCATCGGTGGACGAGGACGCGGGTACAGTGACCTTCACCGCTGGCGATACCGCCGCGGTCGGCTCGCTCACCGCGGGCGACTTCCTGCTGCCGTCGGGCGACACGGGCGGCACGGGCGCGTGGCCCGGCCTGGCGAGTTGGATTCCCAAGACGGCGCCGACCAGCACCACGTTCTTCGGCCAGGACCGCACCAAGGGCGGCCTTCGCCTGAGCGGCGTGCGGCTCGACAAGCCCACGCAGCGCATCACCGCCAGCATTCGTAAGGTTGGCGAGAAGATTAAGTACGTCACCAAGCGCCGCCCGGACAAGTGCTACATCCACCCGCTGAACTTCACGGCCATGGTGGAGCAGGAGAAGCTTCACCAGCACACGATGGAAGTCACGCTGAAGAGCGGCTTCTCGACGGTGCAGGTCATGATCGGTGGCGGCTCGGTCGACGTCGTGAGCGACCCGGACTGCCCGCTGGACACCGGCTACGTCATCACGTCCAAGACTTGGAAGATTCGCCACATGGGCGGACTGCCGCACCTGGTCGATGACGGCGGTGGCCAGCTCATGCAGCCGCTGCTCGGTACGAACAGCTTCATGATTAAGGGAGCCGCGTATGGTTGGCTGGTTTGCAACGCTCCCGGCGCGAATGGGACGTTTACTATCGGGTAGTTAGCGAGTCGTTGACGTAGTAGGCGACTGAAGACATACCCACGCGAAAGAAGGTGTAACTTGGCCGGAAATCCCTATTCCATCGACCCGGTGCCACTGAGCATCATCTGCCGCACCGAGGCAGTGGTCATCGCTGGCTCGTGGATTCCCGCGGGCACCGGTACGACTGCACCGACTACGGTGCGCGGCACGGGCTTCACCGTGGTACAGACCGCGAGCGGCGTCTTCGACGTGACCTTCACTTCGAAGTTCGTGCAGTGTGACTCGTTCGTGGCCTCAATCCAGGTGGCAGGCGAGACGACCGATGCGACCACGCAGACGGGCGACCTCACCGAGGCCACTGGGAGCGTCTACGAGAAGCACCGCATCCGCACCATGACGGGAGGCACGCCGACCGACTTCAGCGGCGACTCGCAGGCGCGCGTGTCGTTCTTCGCGGTCATGCGGACGGTCGTGGTCTAGTGGCCAAGGTCGACGGCTCGGCGATCTTGGCGGCCATCGGCAAGACGCCGGCTGCCGCCAAGTCGCCGGCCTACGACGAAGGCTCCGAGACCGCCGATGCCGACCGGGCGGCCAAGGAGTTCGCGGCGAATCCGAGCTGCGAGTCATTCCTCGCATGCCTCACGTTGTGCCAGGCGACGCAGGATAACGAGCCAGCCGAAGGGGAGTAGACGATGGCGAGAGACCCTGAGCAGAAAAAGGCGCAGGACCGTGCTCGACATCATCGAAATCAGGGAGACCCTGAGTATCGGGCGAAGAAGAATGCCTATAGCAAGGCATGGCAGGCTGCTAATTCAGAGCGTAAGCGTGAGACTAACCATGCTTGGAAGGTCGCGAACCCAGAACGGAATATCGCCAGCTCGATAGCTTCTCAGAAGCGTCATCCTGAGCGTACGAAGGCTGTCCAGCGGAAGAGTCGCTTTAAGCGAAAGTACGGTCTTACTCTAGAAGGATGGAATCAGATGATGATCGAGCAGGATGGTAGATGCGCTATTTGCGTAACGCCATTCACGGCCGATACTCGTACGATTCACGTCGATCATTGCCATAAGACTGGGCGAATCCGCGGTTTGCTCTGTTCTCGATGCAACCTTGTACTCGGGCAGGTTCATGATGACGAGCAAGTTCTACTCGATGCCGTCGAGTACCTGATGGCTACCAAGGGGAAGCCTTGAGTCGCGTTTGGACTCTTGGTGCGATTAGGCAGCGCGTCCGAGAGCTTTCGGACACCGAGAACTCGCGCCACCTGAAGAACGACACGATTTCCAGGTTTTTGGACCAGTCCTACACGGAACTGGTCGACCTGCTCCTTTCCTGCGACGTCATGTTGTTCACGGTGGTCGAGGAAATCGCCATCGTGGACAACACGGGCGTCGTCTCCCTGCCCACCGACCACTACAAGACGCTCGCCGTCGAGTACAAGCAGGCGCCGAACCTGTTCATGGAACTCGACCCCATCTCCTTCGCTCGGCGCAACGAGTACCAGTACAGCGTCGGCTGGGCGTCGGGGTTTCGCGAGGTGGGCGCGCAGCTGCTCCTGCCAGGCGCGAACGTGGGCCAGGTCTACCGGCACACGTACATCCCTGCGCCTGATATCCTCATCCCGACAGCGCCGGCTTGGGCACCTGCCACGAGCTACGTCGCTGGTAACTTCGTCCTCAACTTTGACATGCGGTTCCGCTGCACGACCAGCGGCGTGTCGGCGGCGCTCCCAGCGCTCGGCCCCGACTCGACGGCCGACGTCATCGTGGATGGCACCGTGGCATGGTCGTACTTCAGCCCCGACGACGTCACGCTCGACGGCATCGCAGGCTGGGAGGAACTGCTCGTGGTCAAGGCGGCGATTCGCTGCCTCATCAAGGAGGGTACCGACTACGGCGAGCTGTCGCGCCTCGAGGCCATGCTCATCGAGCGCATCAAGCAGGCGGCGGCGGACCGCATGCCGCCGCAGAAGATGCGCAACGTGCGCGACCTGCGCTCGCGTGGACGCTACCCGTACAGATGGTACTGATGGCGTTCAACATCCCTCACACTGGAATGCCGCTGGTCGATCGTGCGCTCCTCGCACTCTCACGGCATCTGGAGGCCACCGACAAGCCCGTGCTCCTCGAGAAGGTCACCCTTTCGAGCAGTGGGACGCTCGTGCCGCACACGCTGGGCCGTGCATATCGCGACTGGCGCGTCACGCGCATCTACGCCGATGCCGGCCAGGTTGCCGCTGGCAGCGTCCTGGAAGTCTCCACGACGCGCGCGGCGACGCATCTGCATCTGCGCACGCTCGGCTGGACCAATGACGTCGTGTGCAACCTGGAGGTTGTCTAGTGGCCGACATCGGCGCCCCGCTGAGCATCACGCTCCCACAGGTCCAGGTCACGCTCGGCCCCGAGTGGGCGAACGACCTGAACACCGCGCTCCAGACCATCATCGACGCCGTCGAGGCGGGAGTGCGGACCGCCGTCGGCCTGCTCGTCGATGCGGACGTCGCGTTCAACGCGTTCTCGGCGACGAGCATCGGCACGCTCGTGTTCACGAACCAGTCGGGCGCGATCGCCACGACGCTGGCGCTGTACTACCGCGATGGCGACCTGTGGGCGAACGACGTCGACGGCAACCAGATTCAGATTACCGCAGCCGGTACTCTCAACGCGGCCGCGCTGGGCGGCATCGTCGGCGACTATGGCGGCAGCAACCCTGCCAAGGTCACGTACGTCGAAGCTGCGAGCACGTACGTTTTCACCCAGGACCCGAACGTGCCCGCCAAGGTCGACGTGGGCGACATCAAGCTCCGTAAGGCGGGCGAGACGTCGCCGAACGCGATCACGATCGCGGCGCCCGCGGCGCTCGCGGGCGCGTACAGCTTCACGATGCCGGCCGCCCTGCCGGTGGGACCGTACGATAGCGTCGTCAAGATCAGCAACGCCGGTGTGCTTGCCGCGAGCGACTCAACGGTGATGGTGCTCCCCGGTCTCAGCATCGACGCGCCAGCTGTCCTGCACGACATCGCCGTTCTCTCGATCCCGGCCTCCATGATGTCGTCCAAGACGACTACCGGATGGCTGGCGACGGACACGTCCAGCCTGTTCAACTGGCAGCACGCCACGGCGGCCGTCGAGGCGCTCACCTGCCCCATCCCAATTCTGGTCGGTGATGCCGTCGGAAGCGTGACCCTCTACTGCCAGCAGGGCGCGGCCACGCTGAACTTGCTCGTGTGCCAACTCGTTGACCTCAACATGTCGACCGGGTCCATCACGACCCGGTCTGATGCCGTTGGTTCTGGTGCCATCAACGGCACCTTGACCATCGTCCTCACCGGCATCTCAGGCGCGACTCTTGCCGCCGGACATGTCCTGCTTCTGAAAATCACTACGGCATCGAGCACGACCAACAAGATCGTCTACGCCGCTGAAGTCGGGTACGCGAGAAGCTGATGGCAATCCGTTGGGTCAATCAGCCGGTACCGCTCTGGGGAGGTGTCGACCTCGGCTCCGACCCGTTCAACATGGCCGGCAAGTTCCTAGCCGTCGAGAACTGCGTGTTCACCAAGAAGGGCCAGCTCGCGATGCGCAACGGCTACCAGCGGCTCGGCGCCACCGACCCTGGCACGGCGCTGTTCACGCGTGGCGACGAGCTGGTCGCGGTCGGCGATGGCACGGTGCGCAGCTACTCGGAACGCCAGGGCTGGGTGAACCACGGGACGCACGTCCCGGTGAGCGTCAAGCAGGCGACCATCGCCAAGGTTACCGGCGAGCAGACGCACGCCGACCGCGCCACGAATGACGGCATCACGGTCTACGCGTGGGAGGACAGTCGCGGCTCGCTGCGCTACTCCGTCTACGACGACACCGGCGAGACGCTCCTGGTGAGCGACGCGGCCATCTCGGGGGCGTCACGCCCGACCCTGCTCGCCGTGGGAGCGTTCATCCACCTGATTCACTACGTGGACGGGTCGAAGTCGCTCAAGACGCTCGTCATCCAGCCGCGCAATCTCACCGCGTCGCTGGCAGCCACGACGCACGTCATCGCCGACGATTGCTCCTTCTCGACGGTTCACCTGTGCTTCGCCGCTGCGCTCATCGCAGCTGATGAGTACGTGGTGGCCTACACCGACGAGTCCAACCTGAACCACGCGCGGCTGGTCGTCATGAAGGCGTCGGGCTCGGCATTGGCGTCCATCTCGTACCCTGGGGCGGTCGCGACGACGCAACTCGACGTGACTGGGATGGATAGCGGCAAGATTCTGCTCGTCTACTCCAACGCGGGCGGCTCCTTCGGCGTCGAGTTCACCGACCTCATCCCTACGTTCGACTCGACCATCAACACGGACGCGGCGCGCATCACCGTCTCGAGCATCACGCCCGTCCCTGTCGTGGACGACGGCGGTACGACGTCAACGCTCACGGGGAACCGCGTGGCGTGGATTTTCATCGAGGAGACGTCCGGCAGCTACGGCAACGTGGTGAAGGCGTACCAGTGGATCGACGGCCAGGGGACCGCGAGCCCGTTCACGTCGGTCATCCACTCGTCCATCGCTAGCAAGGCATGGCGCGTCGACACGCAGGCGTATGCGGTCATCACGCAGGTCTCTGCATTGCAGACCACGTACATGGTCCTGCGCGGCCTGGGCCTGTCGCCGGCTACTGGCGTCGCGCATCCTGCCATCGTCGCGCGGTTCCTGCCCGGCGTGGCCGGGGGCATTCCCGTGGCGCTCATCTCGGCGAGCGGGCCACGTCCAGTGCTGCCCCATGTCGAGGACCTTGGCGGCGGCAAGTACGGATTCGCCGGCATCTACAAGACGCGCTTGGCGTCCATCCCGGTCGTCACGACGCCGGGCCTGCCCGCGAGCGGCGAGAATGCGGTCTACACGGAGCGGGGCATCAAGGCCATCGCCTTCGACTTCGGCCACAAGGTGCGCGCAGTGAAGGTGGGCTCGTCAAGCTACCTCACCGGGGGCGCGCTGTGGCAGTACGACGGCAAGTCGGTAGTCGAGGCCGGCTTCATGTTCTTCGTCGAGGGCGTCGTGCTCGCCGACGGCGCCGCGGGCGCCATCCCCATCGGCAGCTACTCGTACCGCATCTATCCCGAGTGGATCAACGAGAAGGGCGAGCGCGAGCTCGGCACGTGCGTCGCCGCGTTCACGCTGTCGGCGGCAGGCAGCAAGAAGGTTAGCGTCACCATCCCGACCATCGCGCATACGTGGAAGCGCGGCGGCCGCACGAACCTGGCGTTCGCCATCTTCCGCACCGAGGTGAACCCCACCGACCAGTCGGCGTTTCACCGCGTCTCCAGCGTCGACCCTGCGGCCACGGGTGACAACGGGTACGTCGTGAACGACCCGACCACGGACACGGTAGCATTCACCGACAACATGCTGGACGCGGTTATCCTCACCAAGCAGTTGGACTACCGTAACAGCGGTGAGCCGCCCAACCTCATGCCCGAGCCCGCGACGGTCATTTGGAGCGGCCAGGACCGCATCTACCTCGCCGGGTTCGAGGACCCCAATCAGGTCATCTTCAGCAAGCTGCACTTCCTGGGTGATGTCGTGCGCTTCTTCCCGGCGTTCGAGATTCACTGCGACGAAGAAGGTGGCGCCATCACGGGCGGCATCATGCTGAACGAGACGAACATTCTGTTCAAGGCGTCGTCCATCTACCGCGTTGACGGCGACGGGCCGAACGACCTCGGCCAGGGCAGCTACTCCGCGGCCAACCTCGTGCGCTCGGACGTCGGCTGCGCCGAGCAGGCCAGCATCGTGGGCCTGGACGCTGGCGTCATGTTCAAGTCGGCGAAGGGCTTCTACCTCCTACCGCTAGGCGGCGACGCGCCGCAGTACGTGGGCAAGGACGTCGAGGTCTACAACGACCAAGCGGTAACCGCGGCGACGCTGGTACCCGACAAGAACCAGATTCGCATCTTGACGTCTGCCGGCGTGACCCTGCTCTACGACTACTTTTTCAAGCAGTGGGGCACGTTCAGCCTCACCGGAGCCGATGCCACGTTCTGGAAGGGCGCCTACACGTTCTGCCGCAACGACGGCCGAGTCGGCGTCGAGGACGCAGCCACGTGGACCGACTTCGGCTCGGCAATCGTCATGGCCTTCGAACCGGCATGGCTGCACTTCGCTGGTCTCCAAGGCTTCCAGAGGGTGAAGCGCGCCTCATTCCTGGGCATCTGGCGCTCGCATCACATGGTGCGTCTCAGCTACCAGTACAACTACCAGGTGGGCCTGCCGTTCGTGCAGGACGTCGACCCGCAGGACTTCATGGAGACCGGGACCTATGGCGATTCATCGCCCTATGGGACCGGCACCTACGGCGGCGACGGTTCAAGTACGTACCAGTTTCAGCACGACCTCGAAGTCCAAAAATGCGAGTCGGTGCGCTTCCGCATCGAGGTTCGCCCCTCGCCGGGGAAGCCGCCCGGCCCCGGCGCGGTGTTCAGCGACCTGACCATGCTCGTCGGCGGACTCGCTGGCATCTTCCGCCTGGGGCTCGAACGGCGCCCGGGTAACTCATCCAGCGCCGACATTGGCTCGGGCGGCAACTCAACGTCTGGTGGCGGTTCGGGGCCGCCGCAGATATAGTCACCTAGGAGCGTGTAATCTTGGGCTTTTGGGACGACATCAACCCTTTCAAGCAGCGCACCGAGGGCGACTACGCCGGTGTGAACCAGGCCAACTACGCGCTCCCGGGCGCGGCAGGCATGACGGCGCAGGACCAGGCCCGCATGAACACGGTTGCGCCGCAGGCGGGCGAGTCGTCGTTCCGCAATGGCCAGGCGCAGCTTCTCGACCGACTTCAGCACCAGATGAACGGTACCGACTCGCTCGCCGCTGAGCAGCTGCGCCAGCAGGCCGGACAGAACGTGGCGCAGCAGCAGGGCTTCGCCGCGAGCGCGCGGCCTGGTGGTGCGCAGCTCGCCAGCCTCACCGCAGCCACCAACGCCGGGCAAATCAACCAGGGCCTAGCAGGGCAGCAGGCCATGGCAGGCATCGCCGAGCGCAACGCGGCGACCAATGCCTATGGCCAGGCTATCGGCCAGGCGCGCGGCCAGGACCTTCAGAACAGCCAATTCAACGCGGGCGCCAACCTCCAGCAGCAGGGCATCAACCAAGGCTGGGGAGCGCAGCAGCTTCAGAACGCTGGGATGCAGCAGCAGGGCAGCGAAGCGTACGAGGCCAACCGGGCCGGCCGTGCCGGCGCCGCGCTGGGTACGCCGACGTGGGGTGAGGGCGTGGTCAAGGCCGGTCTCGGCGCAGCATCGATCGCGGCCATGAAGGACGGCGGCATCGTGACGCAGCCGACTCGTGCACTTATCGGTGAGGCGGGACCCGAAGCCGTAATCCCGCTCGCCAAGCTGCCCGACATGATGCGGTCGCTTCGCCCACCGATGGGTGGCATGGCGCCAGCTGGCGACGAGTGGCGGCGCGCGCAGCGCATCCCGCCACAGGCGCCGCAGCCACAGTACCGACCCGGCAAGATGATTCTCCCCGGCGAGCAGGCCAAGTCCGCCCCGTCCGAGGGCCTCGCCGACAAGCGAGTGATGCAGTCGGCGTCATGGCTGCGCAGCCTACTCCACCCCGAGCTCGACAAGAAGGACCAGTAGATGGGCTACGGCTATCCATGGGAGCAGGACCCGACGCAGCCGACGGGACCCGGCGCGTCGCCTCCATTCCAGGCCGACACGGCGCCCGGGCCGACGCCCGACCTTGCGCCCAGTTGGCAGGCGCCGCCGCAGAACCCCCAGGACCAGCAGGCGGCCGCGCAGGGCGTCCAGCAGGCCGGCCAGGGGCTCCAGCAGCAGGCGTTCGGCGCGGCGTCGGCCACCAACCCCGAGAACCCACGGAACCACGCCTACGCGGGCGGACAGGGCTCGGCGTACGACCTCGCCATGCGGCCGGCACAGGGCATGGAGCAGGCGACCAACGCCGAGCAGTCCCTGAACGAACAGCGACAGCGCGACATGGCAGTCATGCAGGCCAACGAGGCCAAGCGCGCGGCCATCCGCAAGCAGTCCGAACAGGACCTCGCCAAGGCGCAGGAGATTTCGCCCCAGCACTACTGGGCGTCCAAGTCGGGCTGGCAGAAGGCGCTGAGCGTCATCGGCGCCGCGATGGGCGGCTGGCTAGGCGTGCAGGACCGCAGCGGGCGCAACACGTTCCTTGAGGGACTCAACGACGCCATCAAGGAGGACGTCGAGGCGCAAAAGGCGACCTTCGCGAACAAGTCGAGCGTGCACGCGCAGCTGGTCGCGCGCCTGGGCTCCGAGGATGCGGCCGAGGCGTACCAGTACAAGCAGGCATGGGACGACGCGGCCGAGCAGGTCAAGATTGCGGCGCAGCGCTACGACGCGGAGACGCAGAAGATGATGGTCCCGCAGATGCTACAGAGCATCGGCGTCATGCAGGATAAGGCCGCGCAGACGGCGCTCGAAGCGCAGGACAAGCACATCGAGTCGACGGCCAACGCGAGCGACAAGGGCGTGCGCCCCTCGCAGCCAAGTGACTTCGTCCAGGGCAAGGACGGTAGCTGGAGCGTCAAAAAGGGCCTTCAAATCGTCGGCCATGACGGGACCG